ACTGCGTGTCGATTATCGACTTGACGCCGGATTCCTGCTTTGCGATCATGTCGCCGATAATGCTTTTCTGTTCGGCTATCGCATCTTCTATTTTCTCTACTTCATCGCCCATAATGTTTACTCCTTATTTCTTCGTAATATTTTGAGAGGTCATCAAACACACTTGCAAGCTTTTTGATCTCCGTGTCTCTCGACGGGGGAGCAGCAGTGCTTTTCAGCGAGTGCTTTTCAATAGATTCAAGTAGCGTTTTCAGCTCTCTTTCAAGCGGCTCAAGTCCGCTTATTTCTCTATTCTGGTTTACCCTTTCGGACAGGGCTTTCATACCGGTAATAACAGCTTCCGGGTTTGCCGGAAAATCTACCGGTCCAAACTCGTAGAGCTTCAGCTCTTTCAACTTACGGACCTTCTTCACCGCGTCCCAGGATTCTTGCATCACATCGTAAGCGATTGACATCTCACCGATAACACCGTCTTTGACAAGCTCAAGGATCTCATCACCCTTAGCCGTCCGGCTGATTACCGATTCAGTGTATAGGCCAGTTTCATCCTCTATCATTTTTACAGGCTTTCCTATCGGGATCATGTGGTTATAAAAAGTCTTGATTCTTTGAGAGCCTTCTAATGTTCTTTTGAAAGCTCCCTTTTCGATACTATCTCCTACAAGATCGACGTTACCGAACTTCGCCGCGTATCCCATAATGGTACGGCCATCAACGGTACCACTTTCAAAACTTACCTGCTTAAAATCCATCTTATCACCTCACTATGTAGCCAAGCGCGCAGCGGCAATTTATTATCGCCCCCGCTGGCCCGCTCGGATCTCCCGGGTATTCTAACATGGCGTCCCCGAATTGTCCACGTATGACAAACTTATCGTTAATCGGTACCGGCTCCACGTTAACATGGTCGAACTCGTCATTGTCCTTTTGTCCCCGTGTGCGCCCGTCTTCGACTGATATCCATTCTTTAATCTCCACAACGCCGCTTTCCTTGGCAACAGATAGACTGCCATTCTGAGCAGCGCTGTGTACCTCGGTCCTTGCGATAAGATTGGCTCGATATCCTGCAAGCTCTGCGCCGTGTTTTGCAATCAGTGAACCTATCTCATCCACGCTCAAACCTTCTGCTATTCCCTTTTTTACATCATCCTCTATCTGCTTACGTGTCGTGCTCCCGATCTGCGTTATCTTCTTTGCCATGTATCGACGGATAAAGTTATCAAGGGCAACGCGGAAAGTGTCACTCATCTCACGCTTATATTCTTTCGGCTTGTATCCTTTCACCGCCTGCGTTATCTGTCCGTCTACACGCTGGCCAATTTCCTGAAAGCCTGCAGTCCACATTGACCTGAGCGCTTTCTCAATCCTTGCATCTTGAGCCTGTACCGCGGCGTCGACGCTCCGTCCTTTCTTGTAAGCCTCTGCCCCTTCCTTGCTGGCAGCTTTCAATTCACGCCGAAGGATACGCTCGTAACGCGCAGAGATACGCGCCTCTATTGCGTCCTGTATACGCCTTTCCTTTTCAGCGTTCCGGTATAGCTTCATCCGGCTCCTCTTCTTCTTCCTCTTCCGTTTCCTCTTCCTCTTCACCGAAAGCGACCGCAGCGGTTCCGCTATTCCCCGGCTCGGTATCCATGTCCATGTCAAAGTCTATATCAGTAGGCAAGAGACCGGGAGGAAGATATCCTTTATCCGCTCCAACTATATCATCGGTATTCAATCCAAGCTCAAGACGCTGGTTAATCTCGGTAAGCGGTACTCCCATCGACCATAGCGTCCGCGCGTTATCAACCTTCTCTTTGTAATTTTCGGCAAGTGCCTCGACGTTTGACAGGTCGTAAACTATCCGAACGTCGGTACCGTACTCACTGGCAAGCTGCAGGTTTAGCTGTCCCTGTATCTCATCGAGTGCAGGGATAAGCCCCTCACGCCATAGGATCTGCCGGGCGGTTTCGATATTCGCAAGGGTAGCGTTTTCGTAGATCCCGACAAGGGGAGGCGGTACGCTGTAGGCGCTGCATATCTCTTCACGGGTCATCTTCCTGCTGTTGATAAAATCCATCTCAACAGACGTCTGCGCCATGTTTTGCCATTTGCCATTCGCCATGACCCACGGTTCCCGCGCGTGTTCCGGGCCGGACTGCTCTTTGATTATCTTCCGGGTCATTTCGTACTGTTCTTGAGTGACTTCCCCTTCCATCATAAAACCACCGGGAGGAACGGCCATATTTTGCAGGCTGATCTTCTGCCACTTCTCCGCCTCTTCGTCTATGTCCACGGCACGGGCGGCTGCATGGAGAGGGGAAAGGCCATAGTACATATCTCCAGGGTTGGCATATTTTAGGTGAATAATATCATCAGATGGAATGTCACGGCTGACCATTTGTTTACGGTATCTGTAAGCAGCAATCATCCGATCACGCCCGGGAAGGATCTCCATGTAATCGGGAAATAGCGGCCATACCTCTACGGTCTTACCTGCCCCGTTTCTCACCTTCGTAGAGAATGCATCACCTCCAAGGTCAAGGTGATAAAGCCACTGACGAACCATCATGGAAAAATCATATGAAGGGTTCGGGTAATCAAGAAGCATTTTAAGCGGGTGCCGATCATCTTCCATCCACTCATCACCGCGCCGAACTTCAACGGTCCAAGGAACAGCCGCAATATTCGCAGCGCGTAATCTAACGCAAGAGTAAACCCAAGTAGACCGCTTATACCCCTGCCTGATAGCCTGGATAGAATTAAAGTCGGACCACTTCGGAGTCCATGTCACATTCGGCATAACCTCGTAAGTCCTGAAACTTTTAAACGCAACCGGCTTTATTTTCTTACTGAATATTCCCATGGTTTAGGCTCTCCCTATGAATACGCGCTTATTCGACGGCATCAATTCAGTCACGGCCCAGACAAGAGCGTCCATCCTATTCGGTGACGCGCTAATGTCCGGGTCATAACTGCACATCTCATCTTCCAATTCCTGCATAGTACGATTATGCCACACTTTCCCCCGCTCGTACAGTGCGCTTATTGGTTCAGCTCTGACTACCTTTCCACGGGTAGCCGTGACGAGTTTAACGCGTGCATTCGGAGCCTGAGTATTGATAACAGCTTTGACCATGTCACCGCCGTAGTTCGCCTCTGCCACAACCGCATCAGCTTTCCAGTACTCATAAGCCTTGGCGACTTCTCCGGCCCACTCTGCAGCGGTACCGTGTAGGCTGTAATCATCAAGGATAAAATACTCTTGCCCCAGGACCCCCGCAACGATAATTCCGCACTCGTCACCGCTCTTTGTTCCTGTCGGGTCAACAGCTACCACTATCCGCGTAAGGTCGGGCAGTTCCGGCTTGTACTTTATCCACTCGCGTTTCCATAGTTTCCCGATGTCGTCGCCGTATTCACCGTCAAGGAATCTCTTGCGCTTCATTCCGGAAAGGTTCGCCAGGGTCTCCTCAATATAACCGTCGGAAAGATTCTCCCGGTTGTCTATCGGGTTCATTTTTATTGCCGCGTATAATTCAGGCGGTACCGGCCGGCCGTCTGGAAAGGTGCCCTTGTGGAATATCGAATATCCCCAATGATGGACAGAAGGCGGATTGTAATCAATGATATTAAGCGCCCTCATGCCCTGTTCAGGATTGAGACGAGTCATAAGTGTTTCGTGTGAATCAAAGCCGATCTGGCTTGCTTCATTTTCAAAGATGGTTGAGTACTCGTTACCAAGGATCTTCTCGGTCCGTTCCTTATCGTCAAGGCCACCGATCCATATTGTACTGCCGTTAGTAAACTCATAAAACCAATCGGTTTTATTAAGCTTCACCTTACCGTCAAGCCCGACCGACCGTAAAGCATCCGGGAAAGTCTGATAGCATATTGCTTGTTTCGCATGAGAGAATCTAAACCGTGTAATAAGGTGGTCACTTCGCATCTGCACGGCACGCTTAATCAAGGCACGGCAAGCAAGGAAAGTTTTTCCAGAACGACTTCCGCCTTCAAGCAGCACGTGTGTGTGACTCGCAAGCAGACGCGCCGCAAGTATCTGTTTTTCTGTAAGTTTATATGTCTTTTTCGGCAGGGTCAAAGTGGGCATGTATCTCCCCGGATATTTCTACCTTGTCCGTAAACAGTGAAAGGTATTTACCCAAAAGCTCAAGCGCCTTGATACGATCCCGGCTCTCATCATCAAGGGCGGTTTTTTTCAGCTCATCGACTATGATCTTTTTAAGGGTGATTTTATCTGCATCAAGAGCGGCATCAACATGCTTTCTGATAGCTTCCTGAATCTTAGGTTTTCTTAATAGCTCATGACCTATCACTGCGGCAGTTTTTGCGCTATACCCGGCAGCAATCGCCGACCGGGTAGCGTTAAAATCCTTTAGATATTCGGATACAAATAGTTTCTGTTTACCTGTCAACTCGTCTGCCATGCCTATATGATACAACGGTTATCAAAGGTTTTCAAGTGTGGGGTTTTATCCATCACTTAACCACTTTAGCATTTACCGGATTGAACACCTCGCCCTTGTCAAGCTTCCTCTGGTATCCTTCCGGGTCGTTTCGATATAACCGCTCATCATGGCAACACTCACGGCACTGACAGTCTTTGCAGATCGTCGGATTGTCTGGCGTCTTTCCGTAGTATTCGCATACCGGGCCGATCGCGTATTGGCTGTAAATACCGCACATAAAGCACGCTTCTTGTACCTTTATCGTGTCCTGGGGATAGCTGTCGTATTCGAGTATGTGAACATCAGTCATGCTCCGGCACTTCGGGCAACCTTTCGATACACGGGAATACTTCGCCCCGCAGACATCGCATTTAAAAACATAGTTTTGTTTTTTACCGAATCCGATATTGAGCTCATGCGACGCCTTACGGAAAAAGGATATCCTTGGCATGCTCTCTTTCTCATAATGGCTTTTATAATATTCAAGCAAGCGTTCCCGGTTGTCTGATGATAGCTTACTGAAGAATTCCTTCAGGTCTCCCACAATCGCCCCGTTGTTATTCTTTGACGGATGTCTCATCATGATGTTCCTGACCATATCGTCGGCTGTCACTGGTAAACCTCCTCGGTAAAGTTTGCCGGGTCAATCCCTGCCTCTCGCATAATCTGTTCCTGTCGGCGTTTCTCCTGCTCCTGAGAGATGGTGTCAAACGATACCACACGGCAGCGCTCGAATGGATGAGCGTCATCGGTGTACTTTTCCACGCCAGACTTGAGAAACCCGTCAAGCCCTGAGTACGTAGGCTGTGCCCGGTATTCCGCGGTGTCTGATATGATCTTCGCATAGTTATCCATCGCTTGGAAAATCTCGTCATGAGTGAAAAAGGAAGCAGTACGCCCTATGCCTTCCGTATTGGCAAGGTTGACTTCAAGGTATCGGTAATGGGGGAGAGGGGCATTTTTTTGCAGGTCGTTCCAGTGAGTTATTAAGGGTTGGAGTTTAAGCTTTGAAGGTTC